TGAAAAGTTATCATTCGCCAGTCCGTGCTTTATACATAATAGCTAATAGATTATAAGGTACAGGGTCATCAATAACAATTTTTATCTGTCCGCCAGTTTCATGAGTACCATAGAAACCTAATTCTTCTGTATCCCCTGTGTATGGTAAAGTACCTGGAGTTATAGTTTCTTGTGTGTTACCAAGTAAATCACTTGATTTAAACACACCAGATCGTAATAACCTTAGTACTAATTTAACTATACGTTTAATCTTACCCATAGCAGTACCAATAGGATTACCACCCTCAAGTGGTAAGGTTTCTAATGTACTTATGTATTGCAATCCCGCATGTGCTTTATCCGCTGCAGTAATAGTTATTGTCCCTTTATCCACTACTTGTGGTGTTTGAACAGCCCCATCAGCAAACACTTGTACTGTTTCCCCCTCAAGATGATCTAATCCGTCAAATAAAGTGAAATTATCCCCAGTTTTGGTCACAAAAGATTCTACAAAAGTAGCATCTTCTATATCATCTTCAGAGGTTAAACCTTGAGTAAGAAATTCTACATATTGAACAGTAGCAGAATTAATAGTACGACTTATGATAGCCCAAAGTTCATCTTTATTGGCAGATATAGCGTCACTTACGGCAATACTTTTAACAACAACATCAGTACCCCCTATGATGTGCCTGAATCCACCAAAAATTTTATACTCAGGTTCATAACATATACCCATTAACTGTCCGTCAGTACGCACCCCATATATAATAGCTTCGGGTTCATCTATATATTTTAATTCAGTTAATCCACTTTTAGTTAAGTGATTACCAAGTATAAATATATCTATAGCTGTATACCTGTTATTGACATATTCATATTCAAGTTTACGTAATTTACGTAAACCTTTTTGAAGAAACACAGAGTTACCAGCAATATCCAAGGCAGGAACAGAAGAACACCCATATTGAGTTAACATCAATGGGCGCACATTAGTTGGAGTCATAGCTTCGTTAAGGTTATTAGACGCTAATTTAAACACACCATTACTCGCCCCAAGAATAATGGTGTTACTAACAGTCACCCATAATAACTTTTTAACATCCTTTATTACAATATCTATGCCTTCGTTATCTAATCCAGAACCAACATTAAAATTAAGATAATTGTTAGAACCAGAATGACTCCCCCATACTCTATTTGGATCTTCTGGCGTTGCAGCACAAAAAAATCGTTGTTCAAAAAACCAACATATGGTTGGGTAATTATCTGCTTCCCAAGTTATAGTACTTGAGGTCATAACTCTATTTGTGCCATTACTACTCACAGCACAAAAAATTTCTAATTCAGGACTCCAACAAACTCCTTTCCAATAATTACTTTCTGCCGCTTCATTTTCTTCCCATGTAATACCATCTGATGAAGTTATTACTCTATTAATTCCTGTACACGCAACAGCACAAAATAAAGTTAAATCTGGACTCCAACAAACACCATACCAATCATTGGCGTCTACTATAGTTCCCGAAAACCAATTTATACCATCTGTTGATGTCATTGTTCTATTTACACCGGATGAAGACACAGCGCAAAATTTATTTAATTCGGGACTCCAGCAAATGCTACGCCAATCATTATCTTCTGCTGCTGCACGTGCTGTCCAAGTACTACCATTAGGTGATGTCATTACTCTATTAGTGCCAGTTGAAGATACAGCACAAAATAAAGTTAATTCTGGACTCCAACAAACACTATTCCATAGATTAGCTTCTGATGCAGCATGTGCTGTCCATGTGACCCCATCAGGTGATGTCATTACTCTATTTGTACCACTTTTAGCCACAGCACAGAATAATCCTAAGTCAGGACTCCAACAAACAGATGTCCATATATTCGCCTCTGATGCTGTTCTTGCTGTCCAAGTAATACCATCAGGCGATGTCATCACTCTATCAGTCCCATCCCAACTAACTGCACAAAATAGGGTTAATTCGGGACTCCAACAAACAGAAGACCAATTATTATTTGAAGGTGCTGTTCGTGCTGTCCATGTGATCCCATCAGGAGAAGTCATTATACAACTGGTTCCGCCACCAGTTAATGATACAGCACAAAATAAGCCTAAGTCAGGACTCCAACATATATCAATCCATGATATTGCACTTGTTGCTGCATAAGCAGTCCAGTCTCCACTATAACTTAGTATTATATCTAAATCATCAAGTGACCATGCTGTGTGTGATGTTCTTGTAAGTTTTGCAGGCTTATGACTTTTATGTGTTATATATAATGCTTCTTCATCTTGTGTGAATCTAAGTTCTCTAAGTTCCGCTTCGGTATATGTAGTTACAAGTTCAATAGCAGACAATTCACCATCTACTATTTGCGCTTGGTTTCTATAAAAACGAATATAAAGATTACCAAATTCAAGTATATACGAATATTCACCTTTATAACTAAACTCAACAAGTATAGTATCTTTGTTACTATACTTAACTGTAGCTACGTATTTAAAACCACCACGCCTACGAACTCCTCCAGAAGGTTCTACAATGAAATTCTCGCACTTATTGAGTCCTTGTTTATATTTTTCGAGTTCAACATTACCAAGAACATTAGGTGCTATTTCACCGGCAGTAAAGTTCGATTGAATTGGATCGAATTGGGGCATAATTATACTCTTGAGTTAATCCATTCATCTGTTTCTGTTTTATCTCCAGGATCTTCAATAGACCCTGAGAATCTTGCGTCAGCAAGTTTGTCCTCAAACATTTCGTCCATAGCTTTTCTTTTAGACTGACTATCAGTTATCTGTAAAGCTGATTCTCTTGCAAGTAAAGCAGCAAGTGTTTCAACAAACATAGGATCAAATTCATCTGGATTAGTTACTTTATAAATATATTTAATATCTAATGTATCAGATACACTGCATAAAATAAAATTAGATTCTAATTTATAGGCTATATAGGAAGGATTTACTTCAAGAAGATGTATATAATCAGATGGTAAAGTAAAGACGTTATCAAAATCATTAATGGGCGTGGTTGATATTTCAATTCCGTTTGCTGTAGCATCACCAGCGATGTCTCCAGTTATATTTTCATCGTCAACAAAACCAATTGTAACATCACTAAGATATAAAGTCCCAGCAGTTCCATCACGTACTATACGCTCAATGGTTCCCTCACCAACAGCACCACTAACAACCTCACCTATAACAAAGTCAACAGTTTCAGCGTCAAAACTAAGCTTATATGTAACCTCAGCAAGTTCTACTCGTGTTGTAGCAAACTTCCAAGGATATTTACGTAATAGATAATTACGTTTTATTTCATATAACGCAGCTAATGTTGTACCACGTTTAGTTGTATCAGTATCAAGATCAGTTATAACTAACTCCCCAAGTGCTATAAGTGCTTGATTTGCTATATCTGTTTTTGTAACCGTCATTTATTGATCCTCCCTTCAACAATCCAGACTGCCACCAGTGGCAGTCTGGATTCCAAAAAGGTTAATCTAATTAATTAATCAAGGGTGTAAACCAGATGCCCTTGCAGAACATCCGCAGCTGCGACAATACCAACAGATGTAACTGTTATGATAACACCTGACTGTGACTCAAACAATTTTGAGCCACAAGTTGCGGCTACAGCGGCGACTGTGCCGATATTAATAGTACCGGCAGTTTCAACATCTACACCATCATCAAGGCCATCTGGATCAGCGGCTACAGCTACGCCATCAATTCCAGTATATGCGGCCCATCCAATGTCGATAGTATTACCACCTGTAGTCATATTGTGATAGATAGAACTTAACCTACCAAGTAATCGTACTCGACCGGCAGGAAGCCTTACAATACTGATAACACCACCAGCATCTCCAGCAACTGCCCCGTTAAGCCAATCAAACCAAGCAACACGAAGTTTTCCATGATGGTTACATGGGGCCAAGGCAACAGGAGGAACAGCGATTGTATAACCATATTGTGTACTTTCTGTGACAGCTAACGTTGCCATTCTACATCACCTCCTTTAGGTTAATCAGGCGTTTCGTCCGCCATAAACTGAACGACTTTAGCTTCCTCCATACGAGTGGCCCCGATTGACATACCACACCATACCTGAGTAAGATAGTTTTTA